GCATCTCGTCTTCCTTCGTGTTGGTTGAGGATTCCCGCTCGTTGAAGCCCAAGGCTTCCATCATTGCGGTCTTGGTCTTCTCCCACAGGCCGACGTTCTTCCGGCGCATGAGAGCTTCAACGAGGCGGGTTCCCGCCCAGTCGATTTCCTGGTCGGCAGCATCCGTCAGAGCGGAGTTGACGACCTCAATGTCTTCCATCTCGCCCTTGGCGTTGACGAGCATGCCGACGCCCTGGTCGGGAGTGGCAGCGCCCTCCTCGCCGAGCAGGATCGCGTCGTGGTCGAACACCATGTTACGAGCGATGCGCTTGTGATCGGCGGCGTTGACGGTTTCCATGGTGGCAAGCAGGCCCGTCGAGGTGTGGACAGGGCCGCCGGCGTCGATCGCAGCAAGGACAGCCCTGCCGCCATCAGTGCGATTGGCGACCTCGACATCGATCACCTTGTCCAGCAACACCCGGCCGCCTTCCCGGCGCACGTTCTCGTTCCATGCCCCGATGTGACCGATGTTGACGCCTTCCGGATCACGGGCAGAGATGAACTTGCCGTTGACGAGCGGGTGACCGAGCGGCGCCGGCGACCGGTTGAGCGTCAGATAGCTCTTCTCGATCTCCTCGGACGGATACTTGATCCCGTTCATGATGATGTCGTCCGGCAGGGTCGCGGATGGCACGATCACGACATCGCGGCCATTGCGCTTTTCCTTGCGAACGGCCTTCACGTTCGCCAGTGACCTGACGTTCACACGCACCTGAGGCATGATTGATGTTCCTATTGTGCTGTGGGTTTGCCGATAGATGCGGCGGTTTCTTCATCCGTCGCTTCATCCCGGTACTTGTCCGCTTCCGTCAGCGGCTCGTAGCCAACCGCGCCGCGGATATCCTCGGGAGTGAAAACCCACTCGCTGGTGCCGGTCTTCTGGTTGACGTCGGCCATCTTGACGGCGCGATCGATCTTTTCACCCATCGACGCCTCGGTCAGGTCGGCCTGGTCGATGAACCAGTCCTTCTCCGGCAGGATGCCGAAGCGTTGCAGACGGGTGACGAACTCCATGATGTTCGGATGCGTGATGTTCGCCCGGCGAGACATGCAGGTCTGCCCCCACTCGTCCGCGTCTTCCTGGCTGGCGCGCTCACCGGTCTGCATGCCGACGAGGATCTTCACCGGCATGTTGATCGATGCCGCAAATGAGTTCAGCGCCACCCCGTAGAAATGTTCTGGCGACGGTAGATCGACATTGAGCTGCTTGGCCTGCATACCCATGAGCATTAGAAGCTGATCGAAGCCGGCATTATAGTCGGCCACCTGGTCGTTCATCTTGTCGGCGAGCTCTTCGACCGTGACGCCCATAGCCCGCGCCATCTGGTCGATCTTGGCTTCCTTGTCGATTTCGAGCACCGGCGCCGACTTGGCGTTCTTCCAGAAGCCCTCGCCGCCGGCGCCTTTGACCTTGTCCATGTCGATCAGGTCATTGAAGCCTGGCTCGAGGATCGATCGGCCGTAGATCGTGCCGTCATCCGACCAGATGAGAACCCGATCGGGATGGATGCGGAGCTGGCGGTTCTGCCTTTTGTCACCATCCAGTGCGGATTCGGTGAATTGATACATGGTCGGCTCGCCATAAGTTTCCGACCGAGCGTCGGCATCATATTCGGCGACCGTCAACTGGCCTTTCCAGACCGCATCGACTTTGAAGAGGCCGTCCAGCTGACCGGGCACCGTGTCGACCGGCTGGTCAAATGGCTTGCCGTCCCTCAATCGAAGGATGACACCGGAATACCCTCCCACCATCGCCATGCGATCAGCATCGGCAAGCTTTGACCATAGGCGCAGCGCGGCGAACTTCTTGCGGATATCCCGCTCGAGATCGGTTTCCTTCTGTGGGCCGCTCTCTGAGCCGTCGCGTTCCTGCTCCAAAAGGAAGGGCGTATCTTGCCAGGTCTTCAGGGCAGTCTTGTCCACACCGGCCGTCGCCACGCCATTGCGAAGATACATCCGGTAGAGCTGGTCGAAGTTCAGCGTCTCCGGCCAGCCGAAATCCTTGTAATAGTCGTGCTTGACGTTCGCGCCTGGGAAGAAGGCCGGGAACATGCTGCCGAGCCGGCGCTGAGCATAGTTTGCCAGCCTCAGGACATTGCTCATCGGTTCTTATTCCTCAGGAACATCGCGACGGTCGGCGGATCGTTGATTAGGGCGTTGAACGCCCTGCTTGTGCTGTCCGCGTCGTCGTCATGAGTTGCTTCAGGGAAGCCTTCCAACGCCGCGAACCAGTCGTTATTCCATGGCGCCCGCAAAACGAGGACGTTCCCCGCCTCGGCTTGCGCTGAAAACGGGCTGAACCGTGTGACTTTATCGCCGGATTCAGGCGTTGCCCTTGCGGTATAACCTGCCAGGAGTTTGATCAGGCTTGCGACCTGAGATTTACCGGCCTGCCCTGGGTCTTGCGGGAGCGAGATTTCTGTCTCGTCGCCGTCCTGGGCGGCGGTATTTTTGATGAGGGTCTCGACGCCGTTCGGCGACATGTACGCCTTGACGTGATGACCAACGATGTAGCGACCGTCAGGAAGCTTACCAACCTTTGTGCCGGCCGTGCCGTCCGGGTCGTTACCTTCCGTCTTCGGCGTTGCCGCCAAGTCCCATCCTCGCATCCAGCGGACGCCGGCCGGGACAGTGTCAACGACCTCGCACCACCCTCGCTGAAACAGCAAGCCGGCGGCCGGCCGGATCTTCCAGTTGCCGCCGAGGAGACGTTCCCGCTCGACGGTCGGCTGCGCCATCAGGTTGGCGAGATAGCCAGGATCGGCCGCCATCAGCATGGCGTTGTCGGTGAGCTTGGCCGGTATGAACGTTACTGACTTCGGCGGAATAGGCTCGCCGGTCAACGGATTGACGTGGTGCGCAAGATCCTGAGGGCTGTCAGCCCATATGATCGTGTCACCGATGCGGATGAACCAGCGAAGAACGCCAGCGCGCTCCTGAATGGCAAACCCGGTCTCCGGATCGATCCACCAGGATATGAATTCGGCAACCCAGCTATCTGCGTCAGGATTGCAGGTTGCCCGAACATATGGCCGAACGCCGCACATGGAGCGGTTTCGGCTGAGCATGTACCAGAACTGCTTGGCGCTGAAATGCGTCAGCTCGTCGAAGCAAATCAGCGGGATCTGCGACCCCTGCCAGTTATAGATCGTCTTCTCGTGCTCAAGGTGAGCGAACGAGACCCCTGCCCCTGATGGGAACGTCCAGCTCAAGTCCGGCGCCGATCGCGGTGACGCGCTCAGGTGCGGATAGAGCTTCTCACTTTCGTCCCAGAGCCCGCCCTCGTTTCTGACCTGTGTCAGGTTGCGGCGGAAGAACACCGCGCCGAAGGCCGGATTGCTGACATGGCGCAGCGGCTCCATGAGCAACGCCCAGGTCTTCCCGCCGCCCGCCGCGCCGCCGTAGATCGCGATATCTGCCGGCGAGGAAAGGAATGTCGTCTGTGGCCCCGGTTGCGGCCGGATGATTGTCTGGGCTGCCGCGCCCGCCTCAATTCCTGCCATTGTCGGGCAACTGGAAGATCGTCACCGGCGAGACCGGTACCGGGAGGTCCTTTCCATCCTTACCTGTCAGCTCGCGCCGGTTGGTGTAGGCGTTGCCGACTTCCTCCGCGGCCTGCTTGAGGAGCGATGAGGCCAGCATCATGTTGCCCTGTGTCTCTGCCTTGTCGGCCATACGCTGAAGAGCGCGGAGACGAACGGCGCGGTGGCTGATGGCGATCGTGGCCGTGTCTTCGAGGAACGTCTTGCGGGTTTCCTCGAAGAGCACTCTCCATTTGGGGGCTAGGCCAGAAGCTGCCTTCTTGTTTGGATCGTGGCTCTCCACCAATTGGCGGCTTACCTCGACGCCGAACTCCTTCTTGACTGCGGAGGCGACTATCGACGGGCTGTCAAAACACGCCAGCGCCTGCACGATGTAGGTTTTCACCTCATCCGTTAGCTTTGCTTTAGCCATTAGTGCGTCAAATTCCGGTCAAACGTTAGGAGGTGCCTTTTGTCTGCAATATTCGTTGAAGCCGTGGGTAAATTTGGCGTCTTCGATGGTACCCGGGAAAACCGGCACTTGTCGCAGCGCGAAAAGCTGGAAGAGGCTATTCTCAACATGGCTACGGCTCTTGGCGAAAGCCAAGTCGAAAGGGCGTCAGCCCAATCAGGGATGATCTACCGCGTTCGACCTGATAGTTTTCAGAGCGCATCGAACACTATCGTTTCGCTTTCAAGGCGGCTGATGCAAAAGAGTTAAGCGACACGCAACTGGCATGTCCCACACACATGGCCGATGCTGGCCCTGGATATTTCAGGCGGCCGGTTTGCCGCGTCGACGAGAGCGCGGACGCCAGCAGCATCTGCCCCATAGCGACGGACGACGCCGACGAACTCCTCGACGTCGTGTCCCCTCATGCCGAATGCCGGACTGCCGTCACGGCGGAACTTCGGAGCGCCGAATTCATCCCGCTCTTGTCCGGCATGGTAGAGTTCATGCTCGACGAGGGCGCAGAACTCGGCATCTGAGCATACCGACGCGTAATGCGCATCGAAGGTCAGCAGGAAGTCGGGCACGCCGCCGAACCACTGCTGCAGCTGCAATTCAATCCGGGCCCGCGACCACTTGCCGGCCGGCGGTAACCCCATCTCGCATTGACCGATGATGCGGCGACCGGCCCTGCCATTGGGAACGTTGGTCCAGAGGGCGCCGATCGATGCGAAGCGGAGATGAGCGTGGTCCTCGTTCACGAGGTCCGCCGTCTCATCGATGAATGACACCCTGGCCCATTCGAGAAGCTCAGGCGCCGGCTCGAACCGGATGGAAGCGTCTTCGAGCATGTCCTCGGGCGGGATAGGTCGGGTCGGCAGATTGGCCATTATTTGGCTCCGGTCTTCGCGCGATCTGTGGAGAAGTCGAATAACTTGCACAAGTTGTTAAATAGCGATCGATTCTTCGCGCTCTGATAGCGCGATCCATTCCCAGACTCACCGCCGTGTGTCCTCTTGCTGTTGCAACCAGCAAAGGAAACATCTGATGGCACGCTACATCGCAGTTTACGATATCGCCGACACCAATCCTGACCCGCACAGCGAGTTTATCACTCAAGGTGAGAAGCTTGGATGGGTTACTTGGGTGTGGGCTCCAACCCTACAAAAATGGTACAAGCTTCCGAACACCACTCTGATCGGAGACTTCGCCGATCGTGATGCTGCCAAGGCCGCGTTCAATGGTGCGGCGAAGGCCGCGAGAGCCGAGAAGGGCAAACTGACCATCGAGAAATATTTCATTGCTGACTATGGTTCAGGGGTGTTCGACTCGGACGTTACTGCTGACCCGGAGTGAGCGCCCGCCACAGATCGCGGCCCGGCGGCTGGTAGCTGACGGAGCAGACGAGGGTCGCCGCGAAACAAGCGATCGCTATCACGACTGCGAGGATGAGGAGCGCCCTGGCGGTATTTGACATGACGCTCCTCCTCGATCTCAGTTGGCTGGCGTGAAGTCGAGGAAGTATTCCTTCCCCGGCTCGAACCGGATGGCAGCGCTGGGGTTGTCGACGGTCATGCGGAGCTCGCCCCATGGAGTGGTGACCGTAAACCGGCCATTCTCCGATTGGATGTCTTCAGACCAGACGGTATGGAAAAAGCAGGTGTTGCCTTCCTTGCCGCTGCAACGAAACTTGGCTCTTACGGTGGGTGCGCTCATGCGTCTTCTCCTGTTGAGTCCGGTACCGCCGGACGCGGATGCTTCTAACTAAAAAGCCCGCAAACCGTATCGAAACGGCGCGAGCTTTTTTGAAGGGTATCAAGCTTGGTCAGGCGAAAATGAAGCCATAACTTCGGCTGTAATGAAGGCGCAGGCCGAGGATCGTGAGTAGGAGCTGCCTCGGACTTTTCTTTCCACGCGACCGCGCTACTTTAAACTGATGACTCAGAAAATACGCGAAGACAAAGCT